GATAGTGATGGAGATATAATGATGCCAGGTGCATTTAAGCGTAGTATTGCTGATTGGGGGCCAGAGGGTAAGCAGAGGATAAAACATCTCATGAACCACAGGCCAGACCAACCTCTTGGAAAGATAACAGTTTTGAAAGAGGATAGCTATGGCCTGTATTACGAGAGTGAGTTAGTAAAGACTACATTCGGTATGGACTTTATTAAGATGGCCGAAGGCGGGATTATAACAGAACATAGCATTGGCTTTAATACCCTTACAGAGAACAAGGGTGCGATGGGTAATGAGATTAAAGATGTCAAGTTGTTCGAGGGTTCTTCGCTGACAGCTTGGGGTGCAAATATGGATACGCCATTCCTTGGATTTAAGTCGGAAATGGACATAAACGAACTTAAGCAAGAAATTCGTATTTTTGAAAAGTTTATACGCAATACCGATGCATCTGATAATGTCATCGATTTGTGTGTAATAAAAATTAGGCAATTAGCACAAGCGGTAGAGAGATTAAGTAGCACGAAGGCAACAGCAAATGAGCCGGAGCAGCCAAAGGTTGATAATACGCTTGAGAAAAGTTTAATATCTATTCTCAAACAGTTTTAAAATCAACAAATGGAAAATTTGAAAGAGTTCCAAGCTGCTCTGGAACTTAAAATGAACGAGCAAAAACAAGAGGTGGCTGCTGCTACCGAGAAGGCTGCTAAGTCCTTCGAAAGCAAAGTTGAGCAAATCAACGAAGAGATGCAAAAGGCTAACAAGACTGCTCTTGAGGCTCTTGAGCAAGTTAAAGAAGCTAAAGCTGCATTCGGTAAGATTGCCGCTAAAGAGGAAAGCCGTGTTTCTTTGTCTTACGCTGACCACATCAATTCTATTAAGTCTGAAATAGCTAATGGTATTGAGAAGAACTATGGTCAAATTAAGGAAGCTGCCCGCACCAATGGTAAGGGTTTCTCTTATGACCTTGATTTGAAAGCAGTAGGCACAATGACAATCGGCAACAACCTCACTGGATCTGTTTACACTTCTTATGTAGACAATCCATACATGAGAGCTTATGTTAACCCACATCTGCGTTCAGTGTTTAACATTGTTCCCGTTTCTACCGGCTCAGTATCTTTTCCAAGGGGAAACACTCCCGTTGGCGAAGGTTCTTTCGGTAAGCAAACTGAAGCTAATGGCAAACCTCAAGTTGATTATGACGTAACTGTGGTTAACACAGCTTTGTCATTCATCGCTGGTTATGCTAAAGTTAGCCGTCAGATGATTGATGATCTTCCTTTCCTTCAGGCTTACTTGCAGCAGTCTCTCATTGAGGACTTCCAAAAGGCAGAAGATACTTATTATCTGAATGCCATCGCTGCTTCTGCAACTGCCGGTTCTTCTTCTGGTGCAAATACCGCTGAGAAGTTCATCGACTATGTTGCACAGCTTGGTGCCCTTAACTGGACTGCTAACCTCGCATTGACTACTCATGCGGGTTGGGCCGGTCTTCTGAAGACTAAGCCTTCTGATTACTCAATACCTGGAGGCATGACCATCGATAACAACGGTAACGTTCGCATCGTAGGTATCCCAGTTATTCCTCATAGCTTGGTTACTGCTTCTAAGATTTATGTAATGGATACTTCTAAGTACGCCATTGCACAGCAATCTGGACTTGCAGTTCGTTCAACTGAATTTGATCAAGATGATTTCATCAAGAATCTGATTACTTTCCGTTGCGAGGCTCGTTGCGAACTTCTGCAATATCAGCCAACTGCTGCTGTTTACGGAGCAATCTAAATAAAATAGGGGAGAGGAGGGACAGCTCTCCCCACTTTTTTTATGCCATACAGCTACGGATATTTTAAGCAAGAGTATTTCAACCATCTATTTGACAATTTCAAGATAGACATTGAGATATTGGATGTGGGGCCAGGTGCGGGAACGTATGGTAATCTTCTGAATCAGGACTTTAAGTTTATTGACTGCATAGAGATTCATCAACCTTACCGGTCACAATTCCTCCTTGATAGGATATATCGGAACGTGTTTATTGGCAATGTCCTTGAGTTTGATTACGCTTATTACGACTACATCATCCTTGGGGATGTGTTAGAACACATGAGCGTTGACGATGCTCAAAAGCTGCTCTTTGATATAACAGATAAGAATATCTACTGCATGGCTGCGGTTCCGTATAGGATGCCGCAAGGTGCTGTTGGAGGCAATGTGTATGAAACACATTTGCAAGATGATTTGACTGTTGAAAACTTTACTGACAGATACCCAATGATGCGAGGCCTATTTAGGAATAGTGAATACGGGTATTATGTAAACTATAATTACTTATGAACATAGTCGCATCTATCCACTTGTATCATCCGAGGCACAATTGCGGTGCTGAAGCGATGATGCATCAAGTATTGAAAAGTTTGCAAGAGAAAGGACATAACGTTAGAGTTCTTCTAAATAATGCTAACTTTTACAATATAAAAAATAATTACACATTTGATGGGGTGGATGTATTTCCTCCAAATCCAAATGTGGTAGAAGGGTTGTATAATTGGGCCAATGTGGTATTTACCCATCTTGATTATACAAAATGGAGTATCCATATGGCTGCGATGTATAAAAAGCCGGTTTTACATTTCATTCATAACACGCACCTATACCCAGAGATTGCGGATGCAGAGAAAACACAATATGTGGTCTACAATTCGCAATGGGGCAAGGATAAGTTAAACTATAAGTGGGAGAATATGATAATGACCCCACCAGTTGATTGGAAACACTACGACACGAAGGTAAATACAATGAAAAGTCAGTATGTGACTTTGATTAATGTGAACGAGAACAAGGGTGGTAAGATATTTACAGAGATAGCGAGGGCGATGCCACATAAGCAGTTTTTGGGTGTTCTTGGGTCATATGACGAGCAGATAACTCAAGAATTGCCTAATTTGAAGTATGTCGCTAACTCTGTTGACATATTGGATGTGTATAAGCAGACAAGAACACTGCTGATGCCATCCGAATACGAGAGTTGGGGAAGGACTGCGACTGAGGCGATGTGTAGTGGGATTCCAGTCATAAGCAGCCAAGCTGAAGGATTAAAAGAGAACTGCGGAAACGCAGGAATTTATATTAAAAACAGGAATGATGTTAAGGAATGGGTTGAAGCAATTGCAAAGTTGGATGACGAAAAGGCGTACTTTACGGCATCAAAAAAAGCAAAAGCACGAAGCAGAGAGCATGATCCGAGAGAAACACTTGATAGGTTTGAGCTATGGCTCAAAGAAAAAGTTTACAGCTACAAACATTGAACATGAGTATATTGGTCAATAGCATATCGGTTATAGCGGATTCATCAGTCGAGCCTGTATCTATCACGGATGCAAGGAATTGGCTTAGGCTTGATACTGCTTATACGGAGGATGATAATCTCATCTCAGAGCTTATTAGCTCCTCAAGGAAGCATATAGAAAAGTTGACCGGATGCAACTTAGTTAATAAGAGCATGAAAGTGCTTATTAATGTTTATGGGCAGCCACTCAACCCAACCTATGTGGTTGACCTCCCTTATGGGCCGGTTGTATGCGTGGATTTAGTTAGGTTGAAAACGGGTATAAATACTTACGACACACTAACTAAAAATACGCATTATGAGATGATTGGCGGTAGGTTGTGGTTGTATTCCATTGGAGATTATGAGGTAACGTACACAAGTGGCTATGGGGACTGCCCAGCGGACTTAGAGAGCGATATTTTGACACTTGTTGCTTGGAGTTATGAGAACAGAGGCAAGAAGATGGAAGGGCAAGGAAGGGAAGGATTACTGCGTAGCTACCCTAATTGGGATGGCATGAACTATCATCAGTACAAAAAAGTAGTTATATAATGGCAGGAATTATCAAAGTTAACGGAGTCAATCAAACCATCGCAAAGCTGAATAAGTTTGCGGATAGGAAGATTGTGAAGTTGGACAAGATAATGGATCAGAGTTTGAAGACTATTGCTTCACAAGCAAATGCAAATGCACCTGGAGATATAAAGGGGACAGTAAGAAGTAAAAGAATAGATGATTTGGGCTACGATATTGGTTCAGAAGTGCCTTATGCGGCTTACGTTGAATTTGGAACTGGCCCTGCGGCAAGTAACTATGTGCCAAGCCTTCCTCCGGAGTGGCAAGAAGTAGCAAAACGTAAATTTATAAATGGATTGGGCAGAACAGGTGTTCAGAAATTCCTTTACCCTGCTGTTGAGGATGGATTGCCAGAGATGATAAAGAAAATGAAAGAAAATGCTTGATACAAGTAATGCCGTAAGGCAGGCATATATTACAGCTTTAAATGGCAATATTGCCTATGATAGTGTGAATGTTCCCGTGTATGGAAACATACCATTTAAGACACCACCAAAGAAATATGTTATCATAAGTGATATAAGAGAAGTCCAAGACCTTAATAACAATGCTTTTTTCAATAATGTTGTTGTAACTTTGGACATATTCGCAGAGCAATACATGACGAATGATAATGGAGTGGTGGATAATATTGCTTCGCAGATCATGCAGATTTTGATGCCGGTTCCAGGTGCAAAACTTTTCGCTGATACAAATCACGACATTTATCCAAGCGAAAGACTTTCATCGAGGTACTTACCACTTCAAAATGGGCAGAATTTTGTAGCTAGAAAAATAATAACAATCAGTAATTTAGTAAATCAAAAATAGACAACAATGGCGCAGATTCTTTCAGTTAACCAAAATATCGAGATAGATGTAGCTGGTGGCTCATCTTTTAAGAATTTGGTATGTACAAGCAGCGCAACGCTGAATACAACTCTTGCTACTACGCAAGATCAGACTTCATGCGGTGTTTTAACTGCTGTGGGTGAGCCTTCCATGACAATAGATTTTGATGCGGTATGCGAGACTTCTCCAACCGTAGCTCAAATCTCTTACGAGGATTTGCTTGCTGCTTCTGTAAACAAGACTTTGGTAAATGTAAGGATGCAGAACCCAGTTGTTACTGGCTCTTCTCTTGGTGCTGCTTACTACCATCAGTTCTTTGCTTACATCACTGATTTGTCACTTGCTTCAACAGTTGGTGAGTTTATAAAATTTAGCGGAACATTATCTAGCACAGGAACACTTGACATCATACCATAATAAACTATGAATACTGCGACTATAACCATGAATGGTCATACCATCAGCCTTCGCTATGGTATGGCTTCATTCAGGTACTTAACTGAAAGATTTGTTGAAGGAATTAGCTTCATAAACGATGAACTTAATGAGATAGGACTATCTCATATTCTTTATAGTGGTTATACTAATTACTGCCTTGTAAAGGATATAAAGAAGGATTATACATTTGAGTTTTTCGTTGACTACATAGAAAGCCATTTAAAAGATGAGGATTTCATGAGTCAAGTTATGGATGCTGTTAAAGTGTGGACTGACAGCGAATATATCAAACAGGCTCAAGAGGTAAAAGCTGAAGAGACAAAAAAAAAGAACTCTCGTGGGAAGAAATAGAATCGTTCGCATTCGGTGAATTATCTCTTCTTCCTAACGATTTCTACAATATGAGTCCAAGGCATTTTAGCCTTATGGTTAAAGGGCATCAGGATAAAAAAGTGGACACATACAGACAGACACGCCTGCTGATGTTCACGATGGTGAGGCTTATGGGTGACCCTAAGAGTTCACCAAAGACACCAGAGGCTTTGTGGGAGTTGCCTGGTGATGCTGTTGCGAACCCAGTAGAAGAGGCTGAAGAGTATAAAAAAATCTTTGAACGATTAGGACAATGGCAGAAACCGGAGATTTAATAATAAAGATAGGGGGTGATGCCTCAAAATTCAAGGCTACCATTGCCGATGTAGAGAATAGCCTCAAGTCGTTCAAGGCTAATTTAGGCACTACCGGTCTGAATATTAAGATTGAGGCTCTTGGTTTTGAAGAGGCAAAGTCTAATATTAAAGGCGTAACAGAGTATGCAGAGGGTACGCTTGGTTCTATTCAGAATAGAATAAAACTAATTAAAAAAGAGAGGTTAACTGTTACTGCTGATGCAACCTCACTTGCCCCATTTAATATAGCTTTAAAAGAAGCAGTAGATACTAAAAAAGAACTTGAGCAAGCCGGTATTTTTAAAGATGTACCACAGCAAGCAGCTGTTGCTGAGAATAGCATTGCTGGCCTAAATAATAAGTTAAAAGATTTATATCAAGAGAGGAAACTAATAGACCCAGATACCAATGCAAGAGCTTTTATTGCGATAAATAGAGAGATAGATGGAACTTTAACAAAGATTGGGAATATTGAGAGAATTGGATTAAAAGTAGATGGCCCAACCGGTTTATCTGGTGGTTTTAAGCAAATTACTAAAGGAAGCGCAGAAGCAGGCAGAGCTTTGACGAGCCTATCCCTTATTGCTCAAGATTTGCCTTTTGGATTTATAGCAATTCAAAACAACCTTCCTGCATTATCTCAGACATTTAATGCGTTAAAAACGGAAACAGGCAGTACAAAAACTGCTTTAAGTGCCCTTGCTGGATCGCTAGTAGGCCCAGCAGGTTTCTTTTTTGCGTTCAGTGCTGTAACATCATTGGTTACAGTTGCTGTACAAGAATATGGGTCATTAAGCAATGCAGTAAAAGTTCTTACTTCATCTAATAGCGAAGCTTTAAAATCTCAGCTTGCTTTAAACAAAGCTTTAACAGAAGAGTCAGCGAATATAGGCGGCAGGATAGCACAGATAAAAATACTTGTAGAAAACTACCAAAGAGAAAGAGCTACACAATTAGAAAGGCTTGCAGCTTTTAGGGCATTAAAAGCTATAAACCCTGATATAGTAGCAGGTATAGATGAGCAAAACTATTCTACTGCTGCTAGCATAAAGCTTGTAGGTGAAAACGCAAATGCAATTATAAACCTGCTTAAAGTTCAAGCAAAACAGCAAGCTATATCTAAGGTTCTTGATGGTTTAGAGCAAAAGAGATTTGAGGCCAATGGCAAGTATAATGCTGAAAGAAAAAAGCAAATTGATTTTGAAAATAGGTTAGCAGCAATAGATGCCAAGAAAGCAAAAGGCATATCGTTAACTTCACCAGAAAGAAGCCTTGATAGGCAAAGGGCAATAGGTGCTAAGGCTTATGCCGATAACGTAAAAGAAGCTAGTGACGAGATTTCTGTAATTACAACAGAGCAAGACAATTGGTATAAGTCATTAAAGCCATTAGTCACAGAAACATCAACCGCAAATAGTGCTTTTGAGACATTAATAGATAATTTAAAAGATTTAAGGAAAGGGGAGAAAGAGGCCGCAAAAGGCACAAAGGAATTAAAAGAGGAACTACAAGGTGTAATACCATTGTTCGACTATTTTAGTCCATCTAAAGAGCAATTTAATTTTGACACGTTAAAGGATTTGCTCCCTCCTAATTTCATAAAGCAATTAAAAGAGGCTCAAACATTACTTAAAGGTACTCAAAAAGAGTTGCAGAAGTTTAGAGAAGAAAACGCACAGCCCAATTTACCTTCTGCTGCACCGGAATTTAGACCAAGTTATGAGGTAGGGAAGGAATTGTTTAATTTAAATGAATTAGCAAAGCAATTTGAAGATGCTAGAACAGTGCTTAATGATGTATTCTTTGCTCCCGTAAGCGATTTGTTTCAAAACTTCTTCGATACTGGTAAGTTTGCTTTTGAAGACTTTGGCAAGGCCATCCTATCTACAATTAAGTCAATAGTATCTAAGATAATAGCTACGGGTATTATAAATTTATTGGCTAATATACTTTTGCCAGGTAGTAGTGTTGCAGGTAATGTTATTGGAGGTGCTGCAACAGGCGCAAAAGGAGGCATATTTGGTGCGTTCAAAGCAGCATTTAATTCAGTTCTTGGACTTGGCAAAGTAGCAAACCCTAGCTTTGCAGGCGTTGGGGGTGGCGGTATGCAGTTAGCAGGAGAGGTAGTGTTTAGGCAAAGAGGTTCTGATTTGATAGGGGTAATTAATAGAACTAACGGAACAATAAATAGAGTTGGCTAAAGTAGAAAAATATAGAATAAATTTTAGGACTGGTGATAATTACGAGGCCCAAATATCTTTCTTATACGAAGGGTATGTAGGTTCTGTTACTACATTAATAGGAGGAACAAAGCCGTTTATATTAAGGGAGTTTAATACTGAAGAGGATTTATTTAAGCCAATAAGACCTCAGCTTGCAGAAATGGAAATTCTTGCAAGTTCAAGCGGTATAACTTTGGATGACTTTTTAGCCAACTCGGACACAGATATAGAAGTTAGGTTTTACTATGGTACTTTAGTGTCACCATATTGGATCGGGTATCTACTGCAACAAGATTTCCAAGAGCAATGGATAAATACAAATCATTTAATCAAGGTAACTGCTAGTGACGGGTTTGGTATGCTAAAATTCAAGAAATTGAATAACGCAGGGGCAGAGGTTACTGGTAAGCAGACACCTTTAAGCATAATGCAATACGCAACGCAAGACTTGCCAGTGACTTGGACAAGTTATACGTTGATAAATAATCTTTACTACAATGGAATGTCTACTACGCTCCCCGCTACATCACTTAGCCAAGCTTACATAGACTCAAAAACATTTGAAGAGACTCCAACATTATACTCAGATAACTATAAAGTGCTTGAACAGGTTAATAGGGCGTTTAATCAGACTATATTCATGTATGATGGTGCTTTATTCGTTTTAAGACTTGAGGAGCTGTATTCGCCTACTACGACCAATTTAAGGGGTTACCAAGTTGTGCTTGGAACTACAAGCAATCTGAATAGAAGATATGACGCTTCAGTTGGTAGGAATAGATCAATAAAAGTTATATCTCCAGAGGCTTTAAGGTTCATAAAGAGGATGACAAAAGAGGATATTGTTAATTTTCCATACCAAAGGTTTTCCGAGATAATAATAAACAGCTCATTTGCAAGAGGCGCATTAATTAGGCAATCTTCTACATACAGGGATTACGCAATAAGTGATTGGGATTTATATGAAGGGAATATGCAGGCTTTTAATACTCCTGCTGTTGGCAATGGTGAGATTGTAAGAAGGGAAACATTCCTATCAATAACTTCTCCCCTAGTTGATAATTTTGCCGTCTTATCGCAAACAAATTTATCTCCTGTTACATTTCCTGCTCAAAGCCAAGACTTCCTAATGAGGTCTGATTCTATCCAAGTTTACCAGGGCGAGAAGATAACTTTTGATGTAGATACAAAGTTTTTTATTGATTTCACTACTAAGCAGACAATGAAAACTGCTTACATTAGACTTGTTACACCATCCAATGTTTATACATTGTCAGAAACTGGACAATGGATAATTGTAGCTCCATTCCCAAGTCCATTTAATGACGCGAGTTTGACTATTACTTACAATGATAATGGCAATACATTAGCCACAGAATGGAATACAGTTAGTGTAGAGTCTGAAGAAATACCTGAGGGTGGTGATCTTAGCTTATGGCTTGTAACACCAAGAGAACCTTGGGCAGTTGGCCAAGTTAGGTATTTTAAAGGGTTGAAGTTTGAGATTATTAACAGATTTGATGGATTTGAAGAAGGGTTGACTGGGATTGAGTCTAAGTTTAGAAAAACAAATGAATTAAGGGTTAGCGATGAATCTGAGATATATTTCGATGACTCATTCAGTTCGGCTTATAAAGGAGCATTATATAAGCCTAACCAAACTGACCTGACAGATAATAATTGGTATAGGTTTAGATACAGCGGAGAAAGGCAAGGGTTTAGGAAACATAACGCAATAGCAAAGTGGTCACATAACAGATATAATAGGAATAAGATAGATGCTAACTTCTTTGGCCTGTTTTACGAAGTTGGCGCAAGTACTCAACCTATTGGGTTAATGAACACGGTTGTTTTTGTAGATGATGATCCTAATAAAGTTTACGGCATTGTTAACATAAACGAGATAGATTTTGCATCTGGAACATGGAGTGCAACACTTGAAGAGGTATGGGATAATGCAAGAGATGGCGGCACATCAGCGGCTAAATCTGTGTCTGTTGTAGTTAGAGTGGGGACTTATTCAAGTCAGTCTACTGTTCCTTATTCTAGTTCTAACAATACGGACTTTGTATACACAGCAGATAATAAGATATACTATAAAGGAGCTACCCCTATAACAACTACAATTACTGTATCATTGTCTGGAAATTTTATTTCCACTACAGGTGCATTCCCTGTAAATACTGAATTTAGGTTTAAACAGAATGGAATTATTATTAGGTCTCAAACCTTTCCGGTTAACACTAACCCACAAGGTTTTTCCATAAATTTGTCTCCTGTGGGAAGCGTAACAATTAACGCAAATGATTATTTTGAAATTGAGTATCTTGCAACACAAATAGGCAAGAGTATTAACTCTATTCAATTTACTAGTGGAAGTTTCCAAATTGCATCTTATACTGTACCAAAAGCACTTGACTACGATTCTTATAGCGAAAGATATACATATACGTAATGGCAGATGTATTAAAAACAGAAGGTTTAGTTATAGCGGCACAAAATTTGAGCAATCAAATTTACCCGTTCGCTTGTGCTAAAACATCGACCATTACTATAAGCAGGGATTTGATTGAGCTTGCTGGGAAAACAAATGGGTATTACAAAGAGTTTATACAAGGGAAAAGTAGCTTTACAATAACTGGTACAGGTCTTGTGAAAATGACTGAAGCTAATATGCAAGGGATGAACTTCTTTAATGAGTTTATTGTTGCTGGCGATACTACATTTTGGTGTTTTCTCGATCTTATAGACAATCAAAATAACTACAAAGTATATAAATTTAAGGTGCTTGTATCTGAGCTTACGCTTGATTCAACTGTTGGTTCTGCACCAAATTATAACTTTACATTACAAGGGGCGAGTGCTATTGAGGTGATAAATATTGCTCAACAAGCTGTTGTTAGTAGTGGAAAAGTATCTGCGCAAAACTCATCAACATTTAGGCTTGTAGCAGTTGGTTATGGTGGTAAATGGTACTTTAATTATAGCGTGACGAATGAAGGTGGAGGTGTTTTTACGATAAATTTAGGTACGTCATTGAATGGCACAACTGTAACAAGCGCATACATAGCTCTTTAAAACAAAATATATGAAACAATTTGTAGACAACGTTAAGACAAGTTTATTCGGTGCAGTTGCAGGTCTTCCTGTGATTTGGGAAGGTGCAGAGGCTGGTGATTGGAAGATGATCCTTGCCGGTATCGGAATGTTTTTAGTAGGTATTTTTGCTTCTGATGCTAAAAAGTAATTAGAGATGGATCAAGGGATTATTGTGACAATCGTGATTCAAAGCATTGTGTTCATAGGGGCATTGTCAAAGATGTTCACGGACATGAAGATTAAGTTAAGAGAACTTGACCTTCGTGTCCGCACCCTTGAGAAGAAAGAAGACCAAATTGGTGAGAAGTTGGGTAAAATATTTGACGCTCTGCAAGACATTAAATTAGAGCTAAAAGATAAAGCTGATAGACCATGAGTGAGTTTAACTTAAAAAATATCCGCAAAGGAGACACGTGGTCGATGGACTTGAAGTTCTGGTCTGATGACTGCAAGACAACACCTATTGACGTTTCATCATACAGCTTTAAGCTTGTGACAAAGAATAGTGCAGGCACGGTGCAATGGACATGGAATAATGCTGACTTTGTTGCAGGATCTACGACTAATGAGCGAATAGTGACGATAAGTGCGGTGACTACGGCAACGTATAATGTAGGCGAGTTCAGATATGACTTGCAAGTAACAACAGCTTCCTCTGTGATGACCTACTTGGTGGGTTATGTACGGGTGGAGGATCAAATCACATCATAATGGTTATAGAGGTAACATTCGATGTCACTGATGTATATATAAGTACTACGGTAAGTCCAGTGTACGTTAACGTGAGCTTTGAAGCTCCGTCTAGTGGTGGCGGAACTTGGGGATCTATAACAGGTACCCTATCCAACCAAACCGACCTCCAAAACGCCTTGAATGCTAAGTTCGATGACCCAACTGGAACGACCTCTCAATATCTAAGAGGTGATGGTTCTTTGGCTACGTTTCCTGCCATTCCAAGCGGTACGGTAACATCGGTAGGACTTACTATGCCAAGTGCATTTAGTGTCGCCAATTCGCCTATAACGAGTTCGGGAACACTTGCGGTAACGGCAACGGGAGACACAACACAATACATTGCGGGTGATGGTTCATTGGTTGCGTTTCCGATTACGGGACAAGCGGGTACTCTTGTTCGTGAAGTTAGAAACAACACGGGTGCGACACTTACGAAAGGAACTGTTTGTTACATTAATGGTGCGGTTGGAAGCAGACCAACGGTAGCAAAGGCATTAGCAACTGGTGATTCTACATCTGCACAGACATTTGGACTTATTCAAGCGGATATATCAAATAATTCAAATGGCTATTTAGTAGCCTTTGGCGATTTGGATGGGTTGAATACATCAGCATTTGCAGAGGGGTCGCAGTTGTATTTAAGTGCAACAACGGCAGGGGGTTATACAAGTACAAAGCAGTACGCTCCGAATCATC